AAAGTTAAATTGTTTTCAGACCATGCATAAACTGTCCCTTGACCTTGAGAAATGTTTTTAATATAGAAATCATTGTCAGCTTGGAAGAAAGCTTGATCTATACCGCTAAAGGTTTGGTTTGCTGTTGTAATCCACCCACCAAAACCGTTATATCCCCCAATATCTAAATTTAAACCTCCTACGCCGGGTGCCTGTATTTGAAAAGCTGAAGAGCCTGTTGATGTAAGCTGTAAATTAAACCCTGTACCATTTACATTTACTGAAGAAGGGGTATTCAAATTAATACCTTGACCTGTAATATCTACGTTATTATTATTTGCCGTAATATTTACGTTGTTAGTATTTGCTGTTAAACCTATACCAGTATTTCCTTGAATATTTACATAGCTATTATTTGCTGTTAAACCTACGCCATTATTTCCTTGAATATTTATATCCCCATTTTGTGAGTTTATGTAGACACTACTACCTGTACCGGGGTAATTATCCTCGACATTAAATCCTCCACTTCCATTAGAGCCAAATCTTCCATAAGTTTTACCCTGGTAATCAAAACCATCAAATGTTGCTTGAGCACTACCGCTTAATCCAATACTTAATTGTTTAGCCCCGTTATCGTAAGGAAGATTAACGTCTCCATTTACATTAACGTTTCCATTTACATTTACGTTACCATTATTTGCTGTTAGATTTAGACCTTGACCTGTAAGATTTATATTTCCGGCAGATGATGAAACGTTTATGTTATTTTCTGCTGTAAACTTTACCAGATTGCTAGATATGAATTCTAAACTACCGCTAGAACCGGCATCCCAGTCCGTGTTAAAAAGTATATCCCCTGGTGATTGAAAGAAGTTTCTCTCTGCACCCATGTTAAACGTATTCTTCGTATACGCGTTTCCATCTTCAGGGCCTATCTGTATATAGTTATTTAAGTTAGAGGGGTTAATTATTAAAAAACCAGGGTTATTTAATGTTTCCAACGTTAAGCTTCCTGATATAATAGCTGAACCGGTGTAAGGAAAACTATCCCCACCAGATGAATTTATTGTTACATCACCCTCTGACTGGTCAATTGTTATGTTTGTTCCTGCTGTTATAGAAGTTACTCCTCCATTTAATGCATATGAAGCTGTAGTTGCTAAATCTGCCACTGTTGCGTGTGAAGATGATATACTCGTAAGAGCACTTGTTGCTGTTGCTGCCACTGTTGCGTAAGAGCTTGAAATGCTTGTGTCTGCCACTGTTGCGTGTGAAGATGATATACTTGTATTAGCGAAAGAAGAACTATCAGCAGTAACGCTATGTGACGAGGATACACTATTGTCTGCATTAAGAGCGTGACTAGCACTAATATCCAATTCTGTAATTCTATTTCCTACCCCATCTAACAGAATATCCTGATTTGATCCTGAAATCTGTGTAAGATATTGGAAGGTTTCGTCAATAAATAAATTCGTTAAATCTCTAGACATAGTTATTGTGGGTATTGTTTTCTCGACGTATCGTAAACCCTGTAACCTCTTTTTACAAATTCTTCTGTAATTTTATTTTTTTTACTAAAAACAAAAGGAGAACCATACTTGTTAGAGTAATTCGGATTCTGCTCGTAAAGCTTGTTTGATTCATTCAGTTCCGGAAATAGGGTATTTTCTTCAATAATGTATTCTGTTAGCTTTAAAGCGTAGAATTCCATCTTGTTTTCTACAGACTGTCTTTTGAGATTGTAAAGACTTCTATCTACTCCTTCGCTATTTTCTCCTCCCAAAGGCTTAATCAAACCGTTATTCCTACTTCTAAGGTAAATCGCATCTAGTGAATACCAATATGCGGCGTAGATTAGAAAATTTTGTATGTAAGCATCCAATAAGTATTTGTAATTTGAATTGGCTGGTAAATCTATACCATTAGAATCTACCAAATCCATAATTTTTTCATACAGCAGAGTGCCAATAATAGACTGAAGCTTTATGTCTCCTGCCTCCCTAATTGCGTTTTTAATTAGAGCAGAATCAATATTTTCATTCAAATCGGTATATTCCCTTAATTTAATCTCACTAATAAGAAAAGTGTTTGTCATAATGTTTTAAATGTATAATTTCTATGTGATTTTAGTTGACCGTTAATAACTGCTGAAACACCCCCTAGTGTACCGTTTATAAGTTTAGCAGCTTCTGTCATATTTCTTGCTATTACTTTTTTTCCTGTACCCCTATGTGTACCCTCAACTGGTATAGATGCGTGTCCGTTTTTAAAGTTATAATACTTATGTTTATCTGTAGTTTTTATACTACCGTGATTATCCCAATCTATACTATTATAAGCCTTCTTTCGAGCTTCAGGGGTTAAGGCTTTAGCTCTGATTTCATTAGAAAAACCACCTTTACCTCCTTCTTGGTATTGAGCTAAGTTTTCGATACCTATTTGGCTAATAAAATTTTTTTCTATCTCCCAAGCTTTCTCTTGTGTAAGACCGTTAACTAATATGCGGATATTATACCCTTTTTCAGCTATAAAAGCCCAGTGTCTGTTACGGGCACCTCTGTACTTTTGATACGCTCTCCCCCCTTTGCCCATTCCAATGTAAAAACATTGACCTGTATCTTTTCGTGTATGTGAGTAAATGTAATACTTTTCCATATACTTAAGATACGATTATTTCTTCATTTATACTATTATCTTCAGCATCAGTTGTTTCTGCAGAAGTAACAACTTCATCTTCTGTAGTCCCATCGTCAAATAATTTAGTATTCTCTACCCCTAACACAATATTTGGGAAATTGTATCCCAATGTATACTCTAGACATCTTAAAATATCTTGCTGCATTGGAAAAATAACGTTATGTTGTAGTAATTGCATTGCGTCGATCATCTCTGCCCTTCCTCCTAATTTTCCCTCCGTCTGTATACCTAAAAGCATTGGGCTGGTGATGCGATGGGCTGTTAAAATTTTCTGTATAGTTAAGTCATTTATAGAGGTATAGTAACCATCTGCTCCATTCTGAGGTATCGGTTCTATTTTTGGAGCATTCTCTGGACTATCACAATCGATGTACATCAAGCTTCCTGCATTTTCCGATCCTCCGTAGTTTGCTCTTAACATATTCTCTACGGCTTGAACATCATCTTCTGTCCCGTTCATAAAAGTTGTAATAGCTAGAGAGGGAGCTAAACCGTTCTTAATGTTATTAACGTGGAAATTATCTATTTCAGTGTCAAGTTCAATTACTTTTAAAGCTGCTACGTAATCAGGTAAAGGTAAATACTGTTGGCCGGGTCTATAGTTGTGGGCTACATATATCTGGTTGGGCTGTTCTTCCTTATTTTCTGGATTGAATACAGGTAGGTACACAACGTGGTCTTCGGTGGGTTTAGAAAAAGGTTTCCACTCATTGGAAAGATAATATCCAGGGATGTGACCTCGGTGGTCTTTTTCGTGTGCTCTAACGGTACCGTAGTCGATGTGGTAGACTTCTGCTATTTTTGTTCGATCTATAGACCAAATAATTTCGTAAGCAAATGAACCGTGAAGTTTAAAATCTATAGCCACTTTTGAATAAATGTCATTCCAAGATTCTCCTCTTTTATTAGCCTTGTCTAAAGCCTGTTGATTGTTTGCTGTCAAACCACCCCCTATAACGGCCTGTGTGATTGCGTTAACTGCTGCTGCGTGTATAGATGAACGATTGTATAATTCGATTAAATGCTGGGGAAATAAGTTATCTTCTCCCGATTTAATTATTTTACCTGTACTCACCTCTTTACCCTCTTTGTAGGATAACCAAGAATTGAATTTTCTAGGGATGGTAGTAAAATGGTGTTTTTTAGCTGTAGTACTTTTAAGTGCCATATTTTTTAAGTGTTGTATGTGATATAGGCTCCGTTTTCGTCAGGAGAAACGTACTGTATGTTTACAGGTACTATCGACCCGCTTTCATAAATATATTCTTGTTTAGGATCGTAATACTGAGTAAATACAGGAACATCTGATCCAGATACAAAAGCCCTATCAATATCTATTGTCCGGTCTCCAGATGTTTTTTGAGACCAAGTTTTGTGTGTTTGAGACCAAATGGTGTGTGCTTGAATCCATTTTTCACTGTCTACTAAATATTCTTTTAATTTTACAGAATACAAACCCGTATAGGAAGGTACCTGGGATGTTGAAACTTGAAGAGTTAATCTAGGACTAAATTGAGTGGGCGTGTTTAATAGAGTCGGATCTAAATATGTTACGCTTTCGTCGTAATCTTGGGTCAGTTCTATCTGATAACCTACATTGGGTTTTAAAGCGTACAGTGAACTACTCTCCGGGTATATAGAGACGGTATTTGTTAAACCTCCTTCCTTAAAAAAGTTAATCATCTAGAATTAAATTAGAAAAGAGGGAATGATCCTAAAACCATCCCCCTATATTCTGTTTATGATATTGTAATTCCTGTTAAGGCTGATAGAAGAGTTCCATCCGTAGATTGAATTTCATCCATTGGCTGAGGCTCTAGGCCTTGAAATGTTAAAGCATATTGGTTAGCGTCTCCGAATGTTGTTCCGGTTCCACCAGTTCCTCCTGATAATGTTGCTCCCCTATATCTACCAACTAAGAAAAATTTACCTGTATACGGAGTTTCTTCACCGTTGTTAGTTTCTACTACAATTTTTAAGTTTGGGTTTTGAGCCAATACTTTTACTTGATTACGTAGAGAAGCTTGCATTTTGTGGAAGGCTGCATTTACGGTTTGTTCGTAATACACTGTACCTGCTTCTAAAGATGGAGTAGGCACTTCGGTTAAGTCCCCAGTATTTTTAGTTAACTGAAAGGTGTAAAACACTCCCGTACCAGTTAAATCCGAGATTAAACCTTCAGATGCTTCAGTTATAGTTGTAATAGACCCAGAAAGAATATAAATATTTTTTATACCCCCAGAGTTATCGCGGCAAGCTAACTGAAAGCCACTATTTAAGTCACACGACATATTTTATGGTTTTAAATTGTTAATAAAAGGGGCCTGGTTAAAGACCCCGTTTAGTTTGTTATAGTGAATTGCTGCAAATATATTCTGGAAAGGCAACTTGTACTCCTAATTTAGACTTCAATCTGTGCTTAAGTTGGTCTGCATTAATATCATACCAAAGAGAGAATGAAGATTCGTCATTTAAAGCGTCTACTCCAATTACTGCATATGCATCTGGCATAAGACAGATTCTATCTCCGATTACTCCTGTAGTTCCTACCACTCTAACGTTGGTGAACGGGTATGTCATTTGGAAAATACCTGTTCTGTTCTCTACTGCAGATGGATCAAAATAGAAGTTATTTAAAGTTCTTAAAGCAGTAACATACTTTCTGAAGTTTGGAACTGACATCCATACTGTCAAGTCATCTCTATCAGCAACATCTGTGTCTAATCCAAAGATTAATTCGTCGATGATTCCTAAAATACTTGCTACTGTTACAGCTCCTGTAGCACCGGCTGG